TCAGACCTTCGGCTTACTGATCAGGAACGCCACAAGGGCATGCGCCCGGTTCGGGTCGTGTCCCAGGTAGCCGATCGCTCGACTGCAATTCGGGCACACGGTGCCTTGAAACGATCCTGTCCGGCGATTCCGGTACGGGTAGTTCAGGGCGCCTTCCTCGGCTTCACGGTCACAGACTTCGCATGGCGCATGCTGGGCGGCAATGTACTCGTCTTCACTCAGGCGCATTTGGCGCGCACGGTGGGCGATCATCCTGTCCGCGTATGTGCGCTCGCCGGATTCGTTCTGTGCGCGTTGCCGATCACGTTGGTATTCGGCCTTGCATTTCTTGCATACGGTCTCTCTGCGCTGCCCTCCGCTGGGTGTCCTGGTGACGCTGAACGCGTCGTCTCGCTTTTCTTTCCTGCATCCTGTGCATTCACGCATAGGGGGGATTCTACTAGGGGGTGTCGGTGTGCGTACACGGTGCCTTGAATGTAGGGACTGGGCGACGCACGCCGGACGATGTGCACTGCACCATTCCCACTACAACGCACAGCGCAGCATCAAGAGTCACGCTAAGCGGCGTGCTGCCATTGCTCGTGGCAACAACGCTGCGGCAAAGCTTCGGCGGGCTGTGCGTAAGGCTGGTGGTGCTGCGTGTGTGATGTGCCTTCGCTTCGCGCTGCCTAGTCAGTTGGACATTGACCACATCAAGCCTCTTGCATTGGGCGGCGAAGACGTTGAAGACAACGTGCAATGCCTATGCAAGTCATGCCATAAAGCGAAGACGGCAATGGACTTCGGCAAGCGCCCCTTCTAGGGGGAATGCGGGTCGAAAGTTCGCCGCCATTTCTTACAGCGATCCCGGCCCCAGCTCGGAAAACGCACGCTAGGTGTAAGGCCGGACCCCGGCCCCCCAGCGCCCTGAACCCTTGTAAACACTGGCCTATCGCCACTTCGGCACGCTGAGAATGGGTCAGTTAACGACCCGTTAAGGGGGTGCTAAGTGAGTCGAGCAAAGGCGCCGGACATGCGTACCGGAAACGCCAACACTGCCGCCGTCGCTGAACCTGCCCCCGTTGTGTACGAGGGACGCGCGCCCAGGGTGCCGACGCACCTGAAGGCCACCGGCAAGGACGTGTGGCGGAACGTGTGGTCTGCCGGTATGGGTGCGTACTCCCCCGACACTGACCGGAACGTGATTCTCCGGTACTGCGAGCTTCACGACCGGCGTGCGGACCTGTTGGCGCTGGTCGAAGCCGACGGCTACATGTCGGAGGGGTACAACGGCCAACCGGTCGCGCACCCCATGCTCCGCTTCGTCGAGTCGACGGAGAAGGAACTACGGAGCATTGAGACAGCGATCGGCTTCACACCGGAAGCACGTCTGAGGCTGGGTCTCGTGGCCGCTGAGGCACGGAAGGTGGCCGCTGGGCCGGAAGACTTCTAGGGCACGAAGAACGCCCCCAGGTTTCCCCAGGGGCGTTCTTCCTGCTGCCTCAGTATTCGAGCGTTGCGCCCTTGTAGCGCTTCGCGATCTCGCGCCACATTGCCCGGGTCGCTGCGCCGTTGTGCCGGTGAACCGGAGTGCTTTCGGGCAGCACCAGCCACGGGTGCGCGCCCTTCTCGTAGAACTTGCCTTCGAACTTGAACACTTCGCCGTCGGCAAGCTCACCCCAGGTCGTACCCAGACGCTCATCCCGCATCTTGTTGTACGCCTGTCGGGCCCGGTATCCGTTGGCCGTGTCGACTACGCACGCGCCGTTACAGCGGTAGCAAATGCCTTTGTGGTTGGCGCCCCAGCCGCCGTCATTCTTCCGGCCCTTGCCGCCGCAGCGTCCACACGTCTCAGACTCGAAGCGGATCGAACGGGGCTCCGGCCCTTCGCCGGTAGACACCTGGGCGGGCTTCTCCCAGACGACGTCAGCGGGCTTGATGTGCACCTGGGTCACGCCGTAGTCGGCGGGCTTGTCGAGCGTGACCAGGAAGTAATCGAGTTCACCGGCGTACCCGTCGGTGTGGTGCTCGACGGTACCGGCGCCCCAGGGAGTGACTACGCGCTTCCCGGCTTCGGTCTTCGTGATCATCTTCGGGGCTCCGTTTCGCTTGCTTCGTTCTTACAGAACGAAGCCTAGCATGCCTACTCACGTGAGTAGGCACTTTTCCTGAACTTTCTGGGGGTGTCCGTGGCGAACATTGACCCGGTCATCTCTCGCCACATACCCGCTGACGCGCCGTTTCCCAGTGAGGGTTACCGGGTCGCGAAGTGGATCGAAGAATTTTGTTACCTGACTGGTTCGTTCGCCGGTCAGCCGTTCCGCCTGCTCCCGTGGCAGCGCGAACTTCTCATTGACGCGTACGAACTGACGCAAGACACGTTCGGCCGTTGGCGCCGGAAACACCGCACGGTCGTCGTGTGCGTCGCGCGCAAGAACGGGAAGAGCACGATTGCCGCAGCGATCATGCTGTATCACCTGATTGCCGACCGTGGCGATTCTCAGCGTCAGATCATCGCTGCCGCCAATGACCGGAACCAGGCACGAATGGTGTTCGACTCGGCGAAGCAAATGGTGAACGCTTCCCCGAAGCTTGCCGCCGTCTGCGACGTTCAGCGCGACGTGATCCGGTACAAGGACAACACCTATCGGGTTGTGTCCGCCGACGCTGGGCGGCAACAGGGCTTGAACCCTGCCGCTGTGTCGCTTGATGAGTACGCGTTCAGTAAGCACAGTGACCTATTCGACGCGCTGACGCTGGGCAGTGCCGCCCGTAATCAGCCCATGTTCCTGATCATCTCGACGGCTGGGCCGGACCCGGACGGACCCTTTGCGCAACTCTGTGAGCAGGGCGAGCGGGTCAACTCCGGCGAAGCTGACGACCCGACGCTTTTCTATCGGTCCTGGGGGCCGAAGTTGGGCGAGACCGTTGACCATCTCGACCCGGAAGTCTGGCGGGCTTGTAATCCGTCGTACGACATTCTCAACCCTGACGACTTCAAAGCCGCCGCACAGCGGAGCACTGAAGCTAGCTTCAGGATCTACCGGCTTTCCCAGTTCGTTCGGGGCGCCTCAACGTGGCTTCCGCATGGACTGTGGGACTCATTGGCGAAGCCCGACGGCGACCCGCTAGAGCCTGGTGACGAAGTCGTTCTTGGCTTCGATGGTTCTTGGAAGGGTGACAGCACAGCGCTTGTCGCCTGCCGCATCCGAGACCTTCGCGTGTTCGTGGTCGGCCACTGGGAAGCTCCGGCCGATGACGTTCATTGGCGCGTGCCTATGGCAGACGTCCGGGATGCCCTTCACGAAGCGCTCGACGTGTACCGGGTGCGGAACCTTGTCGCTGACCCGTACCGCTGGGAAGAGACGCTAGACAATCTCGAAGCCGACGGCTTCCCGGTTGAAGCGTTCCCTACCAACTCCCTTAAGCGCATGGTGCCTGCCACGCAAGCCGTGTACGACGCTGCCCGTGATGGGCGCATGTCGCACGACGGAAATCCGGCACTTGCGCGTCACGTCGGTAACGCCGTCCTGAAGGAAGACAAGAACGGCGCACGCATCACGAAAGAGCATGCGTCGAGCCGCCGAAAAATCGACCTAGCCGTAGCGATGATCCTTGCCGTCTGGGGCGCCGTGATGTGGCGCGAAGACAACGGGGCTCACGTCGATACGGCGATTGTGGCCACCTGGGAAGGCGACGACGGACAGGTGTTCACGTCGGGGCTTCCGGGGTCTGAAGAGTTCTTCTCCGATATCTGACTACTCACGTGAGTAGTCGCACTACCCGAAGGGGGCACGGTGGGTTTTTGGTCTGCACTCTTCGGGCGTGGCGAGTCTCCGGCGCTACAGCGCGCATGGGAGCCGTACGACCCGAGTGTGTACGCCCTGGGTTCTGCGGCGGCTTCCGGCGAGGCAGTGACGCCCCGGGAAGCGCTTCAGGTGTCTGCCGTCTTCGGCTGTGTGCGTCTTCTGTCAGAGACGATTGCCACGCTGCCGCTGACGACGTACAGCAAGCGCGGTGGGGCGCGTCGAGAGATGGCGTCCCCTGAGTGGCTGGACTACCCGAACGCCGAACCGGGCGGCATGGGCCGGATTGACATTCTGAGTCAGACGGTGCTTTCGCTTCTCCTTCAGGGGAACGCGTTCCTTGCCGTCCGCTGGGCCGGTCCGAACATCGTTGGGCTTGACGTGCTCGACCCGACGAAGATTCACGTTCACATGGTCATGGTGGACGGACTTCGCCGGAAGGTTTTTGAGGCGTACGACATTGACGCCGACGGCAATGAAGTCCTGTTGGGTTGGTTCACGCCGCGCGACGTGCTTCATATTCCCGGAATGATGCTGCCGGGTGAGTTCGTCGGATGTTCCCCGATCACGTACGCGCGTGAGTCCATCGGGCTTGCGCTTGCCGCTCAGAAGTACGGTTCGAAGTTCTTCGCCAACGGCGCCATGCCCGGGGCTGTGGTGGAAGTTCCCGGCACCATGAGCGAAGAGGGTTTGGCGCGTGCGCGGGAAGCGTGGCGTGCCGCTAACGCCGGAGTCGACAACGCGCATCGTGTTGCACTTCTGACTGAGGGCGCGAAGTTTTCAAAGGTGGCTATGAGCCCCGATGAGGCTCAGTTCCTCCAGACACGTCAGTTTCAGGTTCCGGAGATTGCGCGCATTTTCGGCGTCCCTCCGCACCTGATCAGCGACGCGACGAATTCCACTTCGTGGGGCTCCGGTCTTGCTGAACAGAACATCGCGTTCACCATGTTCAGTCTTCGCCCGTGGCTAGAGCGGATCGAATCCGGCTTCAATCGGCTTCTCTTTGCTGAGACTGCCGACCGGTTCCGCTTCGTGAAGTTCAACCTTGACGAAATCAAGCGTGGCGCTCCGAAGGAACGAATGGAGCTTTGGAGCATCGGTCTTCAGAACGGCATTTACAGCATTGACGAAGTGCGAGCCGCTGAGGACATGCCCCCGTTGCCGGACGGGTTGGGCGAGACGTACCGGGTGCCTATGAACCTGGGTGAAGTCGGTGAAGAGCAGGAACCGGCGCCTACTCCCCCGGCCATCGAGCCGCCCGAAGAGAAGCCGGACGAAGAGCCGGAAGACGAAGGGGCAACTGAAGATGACGACGACGCGTGAGCTTCGGTTCGCGCGCGGAGCACTGGAAGAGCGCGCGTCCACCGACGGGCGTATTTCTATGCGCGGGTATGCGTACCGGTTCAATGAGCTGAGTCATGACCTGGGCGGCTTCCGGGAACGCATTGTTCCCGGGGCCGGTGCTCCGTCGCTACGACAGAACGACGTGTACGCAACCTTCAACCATGACACGCGCGCACTTCTGGGGCGCACGTCGTCTGGCACGTTGCGGGTTGGTGAAGACCGCGAAGGCGGTTGGTACGAAATCGACTTGCCGGATACGACAGTTGGCCGTGACGTTGCGGAGCTTCTGAAGCGGGGCGACCTTCAGGGGTCGTCTTTCACGTTCCGAGTGCTCGACGGCGGACAGCGACGCGCTGACGACGACGATCCGGAAACCGGGCTTCCCGTTCGCGAGATCACTGCCATGGATGTAGTCGAGTTGGGTCCGGTCGTGAACCCTGCCTATCCGACTACGCAAGCGTCGCTTCGCTCGATTGAAGAGGCGTTGCGTATTGGGGAGTTCGCGCCCCCGATCGAAGAGCGCGATTCCCAGCCGGTCAGCGATGCAGCCCCGGCTTCTCACCCTGACGCGCGTGCCCTTGTCCGCGCGCTTTCTAAGTAAGGAGTGTCCGCATGGACGCTACTACCCTGAGCGCCAACTTTGAGGCGCGCGAGCGTGCGACCGCTGAGCTTCGGGCGCTGACTGATGAATTCGCCGGTAAGGAGATGACGGCTGAGGCGCGCGAGAAGGAAGAGCGCCTTCTCACTGCCGTTGCCGATTTCGACGGTCGGATCAAGCGTGGCATCGACGCCATTAAGGCGACCGACGCTGTGACGTCCCTTCTGTCTGGCCTTCAGGGTTCGGGCGCTTCGCAGCGTTCCGGCGCCACTGAGCAGACTGACGAAGCTGTCCTTCGTGCGGGCAACCTGGGTGAGGCTCGTTCCTTCGAGTTCGCCCCTGAGAAGCGCGACGGCACGAAGGCCGGTAACCCGAACGTCCTGAGCCGGACCCTTTACGGTCAGCTCATCGCACAGGCGGTCGAGCGGTCGGCCATCATGCGCGGTGGCGCGACCACGTTCACCACGAGCGACGCTAACCCGCTCGACTTCACGGTGATCACCGGGCGCTCTTCGGCTTCCATCGTCGGTGAGACTCAGGAGATCCCCGAGAGCTACCCGGCCACCACTCAGCGGAGCATGGGCGGTTTCAAGTACGGCTTCGCTTCGGTCGTGTCGTATGAGTTCGCCACCGACCAGGTTCTTGACCTTGTCGGCTTCCTGGTGAGCGACGCGGGTCCGGCCATTGGTGACGCCATGGGTCGCCACTTCATCACCGGTACCGGTACGGGACAGCCGCGCGGCATCCTGACCGACGCGTCTCCGGCCACGGCTACTTTCTCCGCCGTCGCTGAGGACTCGACTGTTTCCGACGCGCTGATTGACCTGTTCCATGAGGTTCCTTCGGCGTACCGGACGAACGCGAAGTACGTCGTTAACGATCTTCGTGCGGCGCAGATGCGCAAGCTGAAGGACGCGAACGGCCAGTACCTTTGGCAGTCCGGTCTTACCGTCGGCGCCCCAAACCTGTTTAACGGCAAGGTTGTTGAGACTGACGACGGCATGCCGGTGAACAAGATCCTGTTTGCTGACCTGAGCAAGTACAGGGTGCGCTTCGCCGGTTCGCTGCGTGTCGACCGTTCGGTCGACGCGAAGTTCAGCACTGACCAGATCGTTTACCGGTTCCTTCAGCGTGCGGACGGTCTGCTTGTTGACGCCCGTGGCGCGAAGGTTCTGACCGTCGGTGCCTGATCTCCCCTAGGCGTTGTGGGGCGTTCCTGACTACTCACGTGAGTAGTCGGGGCGCCCCTGACCCTGGGTCCCTTGAAGGGGGCGCAGCGTGGCATACGCGACGATAGATGAGCTTCGCACGCTGGACGGGTTGGACGACGTCTCCCTTTTCTCGGATGAGCTTTTGTCTGAGGCAATCGACTTCGCCGTTGAAACGGTGGAGACGTACTGCGGACAGAAGTGGGACACCGCAGAGAATCCGACGCCGGAAACGATCCGTTGGTGTGTGCGCACTTTGGCGCGGCAATACGTGCTCGACCACGTGTCGCGAATTCCCGATCGGGCGCTTCAGCTTCAATCAGAGTTCGGGTCAATCCAGTTGGCGCAAGCCGGTGGCCATTGGCGTCCGACGTCACTTCCCGAAGTGAACGCGAAGCTGAATCTGTACCGGGTGCGCCTGCCGTTCATTTTCATGTGAGGGGCGCACCGTGGCACTGATCTTTGACGCGAAGGTTGCACTTTTCGAAACCCTGAAGGCGACCGTGCCGACGGGGGTTCAGTGCACATTCGCGGAAACGGGCGACACTGCCCGACGTAAGAGTGTGTGGCTGGGGGCGACCACAGACGATGACCTCGCCCCCGTGGCTATGCGCTCCGGCGCGAAGCCGACCAACGTAACCGGCTACGTTGAAGCGCACGCCGTTGTTACGACCCCGGGCAACCCGATTGACGCTGAGCGTTCCGTGTATGAGATACGCGACCACGTGAAGGCGGCTTGTGCAGCGCTGAACGCCAACCTTGCTTCGGTTCCCGGGTTGCTCGACGTCCGGCCGGAATCGGCGTCTGTCGAGTCGACTGAAACCACTGACGGCGCTTATGCAGCGCTGACCGTTCGCGTCCGTGTTCGTGGGCGCGTCTACCAATAGAAGGGGGCGCACGCATGGCGCTGGACGCAAGCATTGGCATCGGCCGCGAGGATTCTTACGGCACCCTGTCTGCCGTCGTTGAGGGTTACGAGGGGCAGGCGGATAGCTGGAAGACTTCGCGCGAATTCATTGAGTCTGTCGGCTTCCGCGCCGGGATGCAGACGGCACGCGCTGACCGGCGAAACGTCGTCAACATGGGCGGTGAAGGCGAACTTGAAGTTGACCTACTCGACGCGGGTGCCGGTTCTCTTCTGACTGCCGCTTTCGACAAGGCCACCGTTACCGACGTGGGCGGCGTGAAGACGACCGTCATCGAGACGTCAGACGTCACTCAGGCGCCCTCATTCTCTGCGCAGATGGTCCGACCCGGCACCGACGGCACTAAGGCGGCTTACAAGCACCTGGGCTGCGTGGCGACCGAATGGAGCCTTACCGCTGAGGTTGAGGAAGCCGTCAAGCTGAACGTCACGTTCGACTTTCAGGACGTGCAGCACACGACCAACCCGGCACAGATCGTGGCGCCCACGTACCCGGTTGACGCGTACCCGTACGACTGGACGCGTACCGGCGTCGAGCTTTCCCGTGGCGGCAGCGCGGTTGCGTTCGACGCTACGTCGCTGGAACTGACCGGCGAACTGGGTATGAAGACGGACCGGCGTTTCCTGCGCGGTAACGAGCTGAAGAAGAAGCCGATTCGGAACGCTGTGCCCACGTACGAAGGCACCCTTGAAGGTGAGTTCAGCGCCGCTTCGCTGGGGCTGTATGAGGCTTTCATTGCCGGTGAACTGTGCTCCCTGCGGGTTGAGTTCGTCGGCGTGCTGCCTGGTTCGTCGCTGACGATTGAGGCTCCGGCGATTCAGTTCACGGGCGAGTCTCCCGAAGCGGCCACGGACGAAGTCACGGTTCATAACCTGCCGTTCCGCGTCCTTGACCCGGGCGACGGCACTGCCGCACTGAAGCTGACGTACGTCGAGCCCGGTACGCCGGTCGAGCCGTAATGGCCCAACGCTCCGCGTACACGATTCGTGTTGAGGGGCTTCGGGAGTTTCAGCGCAATGTGCGGAGCCTGAGGGATAAGGAACTGAATAAGGCCGTCCGTGAAGCTAATAAGGCTTCCGGCGAAGTCCTCATTCCCCAGGCGAAGCAAGAAAGCCCGGACGGTCAGCGCGATGCGAAGTCATCGAAGAAGTACCGTCCGGGCAAGCTGGACAAGTCCATCAAGGTCACGGCGTCTGTGAAGGGTGCCGTCATCAAGGCTGGTTCTGCCGCGCGCGTTCCTTACGCTGCCGCAATTCACTTCGGCTGGAAAGCGCACAACATCAAGCCGAACCGGTTCCTTTTCCGTGCCATGGCGCGTAAGTCGGACGCTGTGGCCGCTACGTATGAGCGTCGCATTGACGCCGTCGTTCGCAAATTCTTGGAGAGTTGATATGCCTCAGCGCACCCCGAAGCGTGAGATCCCCACTGACTTCACGCTTGACCTCAAGCTTGATTCCCTCACGCTGGACGAGATTGACGCCATCGAGGAGATCACCGGTCAGCCGCTCGACATGCTTAACAAGCCGGGTGCGCGTCGCGCTCCGATGCTTAAGGCCATGGCGTACGTGACGATGAAGCGTAAGTACCCGGATATCACGCTTGAGGACGTCGGCGCGCTGAAGATCAACCTGAAGGGCAAGGGAAAGCCGGACCCTACCGAAGCCAACGCGTGATTGCGTGCGCACGTCTGATCGGCCACTTCAAGGGGCTCACATGGTCGGACGTGCGCAGCATGGAACTTCGCGATTTCAACGCGTTGGTTGAACAGATGGCCGAGGACATTGAGGCGGAGAAGAAGGAAATTCGCCGGTCTTCTCGTGGTGGGCGAAGTGCAGCTAGCGGCAGTGAGCGGCGCACGCCGGTTATGACTTAGGGGGTGCGCTGTGGCTCGACCGATTCAGGTCACGATCATGGGCGACGCTGAACAGTTGTCCCAGACGCTCGACGATGCGGCGCAGGAAGTCAGCGCGTTCGGTGAGCACGCGAAGGGACTTGCGCTTGCTGCGGGTGGCGCTATCGCCGTCGGTATCGGCATGGGCATTGCGTCGGCGCTGGAGAAGGAAGTTAGCAATGACTTGCTGGCAGCGCAGTTGGGCGCGTCT